TCCACGATGTACGGGTGGACCGCCGACCTCTCGAAGCTCGAGCCGCACCTTGAGCATACCGCCGTAACCTTCGGCGCATGGGAGCCCTTAATCAGCGCGTCCATCCGGCACCTCCCTGACCCTCACCCCAATCACCCGGTACCTACCGGACGGCCCCTGCATCTCGGTTCCCTCGGCGAGCGCCGAGTCCCTATACTCAATGGCCCTACGTCCCTTGAGCGGCCCCGAAATCCACAGCTTGACGGTCTCGTACAGCACCATAGTCTTCATGATATCCCTCCTGGCGCGTCGCGCCTCGACCCTTCAATTATAACACGAATTGCCCCAATCTGTCAAGTTATCATGCGAGCGGGACTTCCAGACCCCGCCCGGAACGTATGTATGAGGGGAACGGTCAATTAAACTCCTGCGGCGCCTCTTAAGAAAAGAAAAACGCCCCGGAAAACGAAAACTGAAAGTTAGTGTCCTTAGATATCCCCATCCGGTAAGTGCAGGCCTTCCAGGGCGAATTTCATTAACGGATAATACGATTTAGGACACTAATATACGGAGGCATAAACATGGACTACAAAGACTTTGAATACTTAAAGGGACTGGTTAGGCAAATCAGGGCTGGGTTTGAGCCCCTCACCGCTAAGGTGGAGAGTGACGTCCTTACCCTATCGGGCGACAGGGAGGACCTCGACGGGAGGTACCGGGTTAGCGGAACCGAGCGCCTCAGGATCATCAGGCTTGAGGAGAAGGTGACGGAAGTGGTCCTCAAGGAGGCCCCGACACCGAAACAGCTCACCGCCCCCTGTACCAAGTGCGGAAATGAGTTCACCAGGTCTAAGTTCAACCCGTACCTTACCGACTGTCCCGAGTGCAGGCGCAAGGACCGCAAGACCGGAGGTGAGGGTAGGAAATTTACCTGCCAGAAGTGCGGGGATGAGTTCACGATATCAAAATATCAGCCGTACCTCGAGCCCACCAAGTGTCAGAGGTGCACCCGTAATGAGGGGATAAGGCGCCGACAGAGGGGAAGGGAAGAGCGTAGGAAGGCTACAGACTGAGATAGATCATCAGTTCATTAAGGACCCTACCCCAAGTATCGCCGCGATTGACGCTAGGACCAGCGCGGCGGCCTTCCAGAAGTCACGGCCCTTTTCTGCCGTCCTCAAGCTGGCGCTCTGCTTCTCGAAGGAGTCTGTCAATGTCGCCAACTGCCGTTCCGTCTTCGGCAATGCGGTCTCTCTCTCGCTTAGCAAGGTCTCTTTCGCGCTCAAGGCGGCCTTGTCCTGCTCGTAAGTCGCCCTCTCGGCGGTCAAGTCCTGCCAGCCGCGCGTCAAGCTGTCCTCGGTCTCGCGCAAGATCGCCTCTCTCTCTTCGGAGGCGGTCTCCCTCTGCGCTAAGCTCTGCCCTAAGGCTGTCAGCCGCAAGCGCGCCGCGCTGATGCTCTGCCTCGCCGCGAGAATGTCCTGAGCGTGCACCGAGGAGGTAGCCGCCAAAAAGAGCAAGAGCGCAAAGAACGATCCCGATAATCTTCGCCACATTATCGCTCCTTGATCTTTATGTTCACCGTGGCATCAAGCCTCACGCCCCGGCTCGTAGTGATCCGGTTGCGCACCTCATAGGTCTCGCCAACCGTCCCGCCCGAAAGCCAGACGCCGCATACGGCGCCCAGGATGTACGGAGCCGTCGGCCCGGTCGTGCCCAAGGTAAGCCCAGCCGGAGTTACCGCCCACTCGCTCGCCGTGATCGTTTCGCCTGTCGCCAGGTTGTCCGTCCAGGTGCGCGTATAGTCGATGATATCGTCCGGGTCTTTGTCATCCCATACAAGCATAATTAAACCCCCATAGCATTGCGATTGATCAGCACGTCCGCGTTACGGGATATCTGAGGTACGTCAGAGTTTCGGTAGACCGGAGCCTCAGTCGGGACATAATCTCCGACGGTAGGCCCTCCAAAAGCCTCGGAGCTCGCGATGCCCGTCGCCGTTATTGTCGCGCTGATTCCTGGAGCGCCAAACGCCTCGCTTGACTCAATACCGCCAGCGCCTTGGATTCCGCCGATGGTCGGCTGTCCGAAAGACTCTGCGCTTTCGATTGACGTAGCGGTTATGGTCGCTGAGATAGCTGCGGCTCCGAAGGCTTCGGCGGACGTGATGTTTCCGGCGCCGACGATTCCGCCCTCCGGCTCCCCATCCCATCCGGCCATCATCGCCAGCATGACCCACGTCGCCTTTCCCAGGCGTAGACAGCCGCGTTGCCCGATGTGCCCGTAAGCCTCGGTCTGGCCGCCGTCAAAGTCCAAAAGATTGTCGTCGGCGATCATCTGGTACGGATGCGACCCGCTGTCGCCGTCTACCCATGACGGGAGATTCTCCGTACCGGCGTTGTCCCATGCGAGGATGTCCGCATAGTCGAACAAGTACCCGCCGTTAGCCGCAACGTACGCCCTGATGCGCTCTTGCTTCAGGTGCCGCTGATACCCGCGCTCTCCCGTACCTTCATATCCATCAACTGGGCCGGTCGTAAAGAACACATTAGTCGGGATTCCGTTCGTCTCGCAGTAGTCGATGTACTCTTGCGTTGCCGCGAGGTAAGTGTCGAGGCAAACGCTATTCCCGGTGATCGCGGAGTCATCCGCGTCGAGGCCCCACGAGAGGCTTCCTTCCGGCCCGTTGACCGACGACCCGGCCCAGCCGCATTTGTGTACTGCGTCCTTCTCGGCGGTAACGTCGTTAATCCACGACATGTCCCAGCACCAGCCGAAACCGACAGCCGATAGCCCGAACGTATTATCGTAGCAGTATTGGATATGCCGCTTCGTCGCGACCCGCGCGGCATCGCTCGTATACCAGTCCTCTTCGCCGTAGCTGTAGAGCCAGCCGGTCGCGGTATCCCAGTCTCCCCATGTCGCGCAGGATGCGCGGAGGTAAGAACTCGTCGGGCCTTCGGGGGTTCCGGACTCAAGGATGTTTACGGCGAACTTGGCGTCCAGGTCCTCGACGTACTGCAAGCCGTACCGATAGGCGGCCGAATGAGACTCGCCAGGCAGGTCGAACCACATGGCTTTAACAGCATCGATATAAGCCTGCGGGATGTCGGCGTACTTAGCTACGGAGGCGTGATCGATGATCACGGATTCCGGAGTCCCAACGATTGGCGACCCAAAATCTTCCGCCGACGCTATGCCGGAAGCCGATATGCCAGCTGATAGCACGACTCCGCCGAACGCCTCAGCGGAGGCTATGCCGCCAGCGCCGACGATCCCTTGATCGCCAACCACCGGAGAGCCGAACGCTTCAGATGACGCAATCCCTTGCGTCGATATGGTCGCGGAGATTGCCGGGGAACCAAAGGCTTCGGCGGACGCGATGTTTCCGGCCCCGATAATCGACCCAGCGTCGGTGTACTCGCCGATATAGGCAGAGTCCATTTTGACGTCATCGATATCAATGATCGATCCTGATGTCGGAATGATTGTTCCGCGCTGTCCGGTATAGATACCGTCTACGGTGCGAGTGTCTGAGTCAACCCCGGTGACTTCGGATATAAGCGTTTCATCAAAATACAGACGCGCAATTCCGTCATTGGCACCCGGAGCAGATGCGGCCTTGAAGTACACCTCAATATAATGTGTAACGTTTTTTGAAACGGCTTGAGATACCGCCGCGTAAACCGCTCCGCTGTCGGCATAGTGGTAAAAACGGCTGATCGATACAGCGCCAGCCGTTACAATAAAGCGCGGGTAAATGTAATTAGTCGTACCACTTTTAATTACAAGAGGGTAAAGATATCCGGTGTTTCCGTCAAAGTCGGCGCTTAACCGGAAATAGCACCGCGCCCACATTTCGGTGCGCGCGGTTATTGACTTGACACCGTACGCGTCGTTATTCGTACCGTCAAAGGTAGCGCGTGCGCCATATGATCCGTGAAGTGCGGCGGACGCGGAAGCAACAAAGGTGTTTGACCCCTCTTGCGTTATGGAGTCAAACTCGGCGAGATCGTTTTCTTCTATGTCCGCGAGGAAAAGTCCCGTTGCTTCCGCCATTTTATTTCCCTACAACTTGAAAATCTTGTTCGCGCCGCTGTCCCATGCAATCGGCACGTTTTGCCCGGCGCTTGGGGTAAACGGGAGTCCGCTCGTCGGCGTGTCGATATACGCGATGAGGCGCGCGGTCGCATCGCTGCCCGTATGCTGGAAAAGAACGATTGCGTTGCTCGCAGTCGCGGCGGTTGCCGTGAGGGAAGTATCGGCGGCATCGGCTACGCCGTCGGTGACCGTCTTGCTGGCAAGCGCGGCGGACCGGCCGTTATCGACAGCCCCGAGGTCGGCGACGAACTTGTCGGTTGCGTCGAGAGTGTACGTCGAGAGTACGAGCATCGCGCGGATGTCCCCGGTATCCCAGTCGATCGTGCCGTCGAGAAATCCTTCGCGGCCTGGATTAAAAAGAGCATTAGCCATATCGTCCTCCCTATTCGTCTATCAATTCGCACGGGACATACTCCCCGGCGCCGATTCCATTTATCCCTCGAAGTGAGGGCTGTCCTTATTCTTCCACCTCCGGCCGGACTTAAGGCCGTGCCTTTCTGCGATGACCGCCATCCGCTCCCACACCCAGTCGGGCGCGTCCCAGGCCGCATTGAGTCCGTTCCTGGACGGTGCCGCGTCGAACGCCATGCCGACGACGTGCTTCGAGTCGAGCGTCCACGTGGATGCCCGCGCGTTCTCGTCCTTCGTTGGGACCCAGCTAAGGCCTGCGGCCCGGAAGAACTCACGCACCCATTCGAGGTCTGTTCGCATGTCTTCTGGTAGGGCCTTGATCCGCGCCTTGACAGCATAGGCCATCTGAACCGGAAGCGGCCGCAGAACTTCGCAAAGCAGCATCTTGATCCCAGCGGCTTTGATGTCCGGGTCTTCGCTCATCTCGCTGAACGCTGCCTTTGCTCGATCCTGGATTTCCGGATTGAGGTCGTCAAGGCTCGCCTTCACGCGACTGCCGCCTTTTTCTCTCCGAGTAGCGCCTCGATATACCCCGCGTTCTTGGAGATGCAGTCGTCCACGATCTTGACGAAGCGCTCATCTCCAGCTTCCACGAACTGCGGCCGGTACTCCTGGTAGACGATGATCTTCCGGCGGCACGCGTCGGCCACCGCGACGGTGATCTTGTCCGCCCACGACTCGACGGCACGCGAAAGGCGCGGCTCGACCTCGGCCCAAGTGGGGAAGGTAATCGTCGCTCCAGTCCCGATCGCGCACGGGTCGGACGACGCCTCGCCGACCAAGTCCTCGTACTCCTCCTGCAGCGCGTCGAGCTTTTCGGAGAGATACCCGGCGCGATTCTCGGAAGACAGCCGGTGCTTGAAGTCGTTCTCGTCGACGGCGTGGTACATTGGCCCGCGTAGGTCTGAGGCGATCGCGCGGAGCGCCGCTGTGCAGAGGCCGGACCCGGCGACGGCCGCGAGGATAGGCTTGCGGAACTCCTGCGTGCGGAGCTTCACCTCCGTCTTCAGGTCGTCGTCAATCTCCGATATCCGGCGGTCCATGTAATAGCGCGCCTCCTCGCGGACGTTCGCGCGCGCCTCGATCGGGGCGATGTCGAGCGATATCCCGCCGTCCTTCGAGGCCGAGGCCTTGCGAATCTTCCCGGACATAATGAGGATGAAGACGTAAAACGCGATGACGGTTATCGCGACAGGCCAGGCAAGCGGGATTACGTCCTTTAGGGTCTCGGTCATTTCTGTGCTCCTTCAAGCTGTTTTATTCTCTGCCGGTATTCGCTCGGCGTGTGTCCCGTAATCCATTCCAGCAGTCCCGTGTCCCTGCGCGCCGTCCCGCCGAGCCGCACTAGGCGGCCGACGTGCCTGTACCCTACCAGGCGGAGCGCCCACGCGACGATGTCAAATGGCGTCTCGTACCGCGTCACGTTCGACCATCGTGGCATTACCAACTTCGGGGCGCGGCCTATCGCGCACGGGCACCCGAAAAGGTGAGTCTCGGGTTGCTTACCCGTCCGGAAAAGCCGGTCTTCGTGAGCGTGTACGGCGATCGCGGCGCCAAGGGAGAATCCCGCGATGGTGTCGAAGTCAAGCGCCTGGATAGCCTCCGCGTTGGCCTTGTACGCGAGGAAGAACCCGGCATGGACCTCATACTCGGTCTCCATCCGCTTGTACGGGACCGTCGAGAAGAGGAAGTTCAGCGCCCAATCGACGCGAGATTTTGACGGCTGTAAGTAAAGGACGCCGTTTTCTACGCGGTACTGAACGTCAAGCTCTCCGGTCGTCCAGGGGCCGTGTACGGTCTTTTCAAAAAGTTGCAGGGGAGTCATTAGGAGCCGATCCTTGTGACGTTGAAATTAGCCGCCCCACGTTCCGCCTGTGCCGTAGACGTTCCCGTCAGGTTAGTCACGTAAGCCGTCTCCCCCGCGTTCATCCAGGCAGTAGCAAAAAGCTCTGCCCTTGATGATGCGCTCGTTATGGCGTCCTTTATCCGCACTCCGGCCACCATCAAGGTGACGAGATGGCCCGATGGGGCGTAGACCTCAACGTCAAACACATACAGTCCAGATATGGGCGCAGTGAAAAGCCCAGTTGCTGGACTGTAGGCTGAATGCGTGTCTGCCACTTTCGTCGAGTAGAGGGTCGCGGCGTTTACGAGCGCGGCGTTTTGGTTGTAGTAAGACGCCCGCACCAACGGCGGCACTTCCGCCATGTTGCCGTTGGAGACTTTGCGGACGCGCCATTTGCTAGAGGGAAATGCAGACCACCCTGATAAGGGATTCGCCTTATTGTAAAATCTGACGTCTATGTCCGTGGCGTTTACAACTGACAGCCTGATACCGGCATAAAGCGTTGGAGTCGCAATGCTGTCTGCCTGAATTGCACCGTATCTAAGAAGCCAACTTATCCACACCCCGTTTTCGTAGAACTCAAAGTCATAAGAGTCTGTTGGCTGTAAAGGTCTTGAACTGCGAACACGTTTCGTTATAAAGGCCGTACCGGAGGGCGCGAAGGACTGAAATACAACGCCTTCTTGCCCAACTCCGAACGACGTCGTGTCGTCCGCAGTTGTCGCCGAGCTGTTGTATAAAAACTCCGTGAAGTCGCTCGCTAAATTAACGTTTGATGTCCATTGAGAAATGGGAACGGAAAATTGGAAAGTCACAGTGTCATTCGCTGCCCATGTAATAGGATTAGTTGCATTCCAAACCCCGGTAGATGAATACAGCCCGTTACCAACCCAAACGCCGGGCAAATGCGTGGTTCCTGTATCCAGCACAAACGCAATGGTGCTTAATTCAGACACCATATTTTTTGTTAATCCAAACTGCGCAAGCAACGTGTTGAGGGCAAATAATATGTTTCCCGTAGCCGCTCCGGAAGCTACATATGTTCCCATAAACTCAAAGTTTTCGCCAACCCTGCGCCACTTCGTGTCTGCGTTCCACGCTCCAGGCAAGTTTGTAAAATTAACCGCCGGACTGAAATTTTTCCATGTCGATATTGCCGCGCCAATCGCCACGCCCTTTTCCCCGACCTGAACGTCGTCAACCTCAAGCGTGTACGCTACCGCCGACGTACTGACAACGTGGAATATCAGCCTGTAGTCAACGCTGCTCGACGGGATGAACGTCGCGAGGAACTTCGATGGCTTCCCGTACGTTGCCGGTAGCGCCTGGACCGAGAGCGGGATCAGCGCCGCGTTCGTGACGTCGTAGAGGAACACGCCCATGTCGCCGTCAACGTACCCGGCCGGGGTCTCGTAGATGAACGATATCTGCGCCGTGCCGGTAACGAGCCCGCGGTCGATCGGGCAAAGCGCGCTGAACCCCTCGCCCTGCCTGTTGGCCGCTCCCTTCGTGAACAGGCCGTCGCCCGTCCCGACCAGCGGGGACGTCGTGTTATGGGTGAAGGTCGATGCCGGGGAGCCGCCGGTACCGTCAACGGGAGTGGCTCCGGCGGCGTCGGCGTACGCCTCCCAGTTGATAACCTGCCTATCGTTGAACTGGCCGTTCTCAAGGCCAAAGCCGGGCTCCGTCGCGTACGCGTAGACCGGCGAGAACTGCCTGTTTGCGACCAGGTACTCGATGTCGTGCGTGCCGTCACCTACCACCCATACGTTGTAGGAGCCGTAAAGAGGCACCGCGCTCAGTATCACGAGCTCCCCGTTGAGCGGGACCGTCGCGGAGACGTCCCCATACGCGTACACCCTCCACCGCTGGCCGATTACCGTATTCATCTCACCCTCCAAGTACCGACGCCACGACGGCGGAATAATCCCTCTGTCTCAAGTCGAGGGAGACTATGCACCCCGCGACGTCCCTGTTGATCCCCACCACCTGGCACCGCACCAGCCCCACGAACGTGCGGGACGTGCCCGCGACCTCTGTCGGGGCGGGACCCATCAGCGTTATCAGCTCCGCGTCCGCCCTGCCGCTTACCACCTCAAGCCAGTCGGCCGATCCCGAGTCTATGAGCCTGGTATCGTAGGGATACGGGACCCGAGGAGTGACCCCCGGTATCGATATGGTTGCGGTGACGATGTCATACAGGCGCACCGCCAGCCACTCGGCGCCCCAAAGGGCCACTCCCCGGAAGACGGGGCGGATGTCCTTCTGGTCGTCCATGATGACGGCAGCCTTGGCCGTCACCCCGGAGAGGTCCGGCATGAGCGAGTCGCACTCATACTGTTTTTCCTTCCGGTGTACGTCGAGCACCTCTTCCTCGAACTCGTCGTTTATGACCTGCTTCGCGTCTCCGGACTCCTGGTCGGCCCCATACCTGACCAGTGCCGACGACGCGTAGATGTTCGCGTTGTAGTCCACCTGCACGGCGCTTACGTCCATGATGTCCACCGGGCGGATGTTGAACGCGACGGCCCTGTTCGGGTTGTCGAGCCTGGCGGTAATCCGGTCGTACTCGATAAGGTACTGGAACCCTACGGTCGACCCGTTCTGCACCCGCTCGATCCACTCCGAGACGTCCTTGGACTCGTCGAGGTAGAGCCCTATATCCGCTAGCGGCCCGAGCTCCGCCTCCCACTCTACGATGTCGTAGTTTCCAGCGAGGTACTGGATGTTGCCGTAGGCCTCGTTGATCTTGGCGATGACGTCGCCAGGGTTGACCTCCGGGCGGAACAGGCCGTCAATCTTGACCTTGACGATGCCCTTTGCCGTGTCTCCGCCCACGTGCGCGTTCGCCGTGGAGAGCGTGACGGTTCCGTTCGGCAGGTCGGTCGACGCCGCCGAGACCTCAGACCACTTCTCGTCCTTGAGTACGTAGACGTGGTCTAGCCTGGTGATCACCGGCGCGAACTTGAACGTTTTCGCGGAAGCGGTCTGCGTACCGTTGATGCAGGTACCGGGGACCCCGACGAGCTCTCCGAAGGCGTCGGGAATTACCCTGTCGACCTTGTTCTCCTCGATGTAGGGATAGTCGGTCGCGTTGAAGAACGTGTTCGGGGCCTTAGCCGAGAGGAGCTCGCGCTTGTCCTTAAGCGAAAACCTGGTCCGGCTCGTCCCGGAGACGTACGTGTCGATGTAATACTTCGCGATGGGGATGAGGTCGGAGTACTCGCCATCCGGCCCGGCCTTCACGTTCATGTCGTTGCCGAACACGGAGGCCATCTCGTCGAAGGTAGCGAGGTCATTGATGAGGGTGAGGGACCCGCTCTTGAATGCCATCTTCGAGTACTCTACCGGGTCCACCGCGTCGGAGACGTTGGGCACGCTCTCGACGAGCGGCAGGTACGTAACCTGGTTATAGCGTCGGACTCCCTTGTTCGTAAAGCCGTACAGTCGGCCGTACTGCACCGATAGGAACTTCCATATCGGGCGGCCGTCTGTCCCGTGGACGTAAAGCGTCGAGCCTGAGACAAAGTACGACTCCGCCGTGGATATGCACTCAGCCAGGCTCGTCGCGCCGTAATACGGAACGTAGTCTACGATCAGGTTCGAGAAGGCATAAGGGGTAGCGGGGTATTCCGTGTCGTCGTCTGCCATGAATGGGAGGGTCTTAACGTAGGCCAGTAACCATAGGTCGTACTTCCAGATAGGGGAAAAGTACGGGGTCGCCGTGAGAGCCAGGCGGGTTGTCTTTTCTATCTCGGCAACGACAATAGTATTCATCTACTACCTAGTCTTCATGATAAACAGGAGAGCATAATATGCTGGAATATTATTATGGGCCTGGTCTCCACCCGCAGAAGAAGTCTGAATAACGGAGAATTGCTGTCCTGATGGCGTGTCTACGGGAAGGGCGTAAGTAGCCGCATATGCTCCATATGGTCTAATGTTTGTGCTATGAGCATGCGCGGGCATCTCTGTGACTGTCAGTACGTGAGTGTCTTCTCCACCCGTTGCCCCCGATGTTGATCCGCCTCTTATGAACTTATCAACTAAGTTTGGGGTGCCGTTGGTTCCATCGCACTTATACCACCCTGGCATCGTTACGTCGTTAACAAACGTCCCGGAGAACATCTTAACCGTCCCGATGGCGTCGTGGTCTTCTATCGACGCCATGTTCCTCTTCTCTGACCACACCGTCGCGCTCGTCCTCAGCACCCTGAACAGCGCGCGCGCCGTACCGTTGAACCACCCGCCCTTTGCCGAGTCCCACGTAGGCGCGGTCGACGAGTAGGAGAACGTCGCCGTGGAGCCGGAGGGAGTCGCGTAGACGTACGCCACGGCGCCGTTGGAGATGCCCGACCACCCGGTTATCGACTCGTTTGACGGGACCTCAAAGAAGGAGCTGTTGACCTCGAAGCGGGAACCGGCCGCCACCTGCGGCTCGGCCGTCGTGTCCCAGTTCGTGAGGCGGCACACCTCCGCGCCCCCGCACACCTTCACCAGCTTCGAGAGTAGCGCCTGCCAGTCGGCGGTAAGGGGGTTAGTGCTCGCTGGCTCGGCTATAAGGTCTGCCATTATCTTGACTCCTCCCACTTAATGGAAACTTCATAGTAGAAGCTGGCCTCTGCCCGCTTCTTCACCTCTACCGAGTCCGTCACCGTCCCGTAGAACGGCGGCTCGTCGCCGTGAGAGTCGGGAAAGAGGTCGACCATGTGCGGCTTGCAGGTCTGGACGGCGGCGAGGTAGTCCAGCAGCAGGGCGCGGTCTGAATTCCCCATTCGAGGCCAGGAAATCTCATAGCCCCGGAGTTGGCGGGCGAACACGCCAGACGCCTGGCCGCCGGGTGACTTGGATGACGACGACCTGAGCGCCAGCGGGAAGCTCCCTCTGACGGAGAACGGCGGCATCTCGAGCGACGCCCCGAGGGAGACGAGGCCCACGCGCAGCGCCGACCCGGCGGAAAGCGCCACCTCGAACTCGTACACGCCCTCGACGGCGGCGAAGTAATAAACGCTGTCGTACGGCTGGAGCGCGATCTCGTCGGTATAGAGCGTCGCCCCGAGCGAGTCCTTGAGGGTGACGGTAGCGGTGTCGCAGTTGTGATAGGCGACGGCGACCGAGTCTATCGCCTTCGGGTCGGCCCAAGTCCCGGATACCGACGACGTCAGGCCCGTGCACAGGCACGCGAGCTCGAGGTAGGGGTGGAACAGGTCCTCGACGTAAGAGTCGACGTCGAGGTTGGTCATCGCCAGGGCGTCCGCCGACTCCAGCAGGTTGTCGTATAGGATTTTCATATCACCGACCCCGCCTTTATGAGGAACTGCCTGTCGTTGACGAGCTGTACGACGGCCTTCGCTATGACGTGCCCGTCCAGGTAGACCGGGACCTCGACGACCTGCGAGGCGCCGCCCCCGCCGTTGGCTAGGCTGAACAGCGCGGCCTGCTGCGCATCGTTGAGCACCATCTCGCCGGAGTTGAGGCGCGCCGGGATGGAGTCGCCCGAGTACGCGGTTCCTGGCACGATGCCGCCCGTGGCGTAGGTGAGCTTCGGCTTGGCGGCTACTACCGCCGCTACCTGCACGCCGCCCGCGATGCCTGCGGCGATGCCCGCCGCCACGCCCGCCGGTATGAACGGCTGGGTCATCAGGCCGTTGAGCACGGCCATAGCCGCGTTGGCTATGGAGCTCGCCACCTTCATCTCCCAGGCGGCGACCTCGTACTTGTACTGTATCTCGGCCTTCTCCTTGGCCTGCCTCTCCTCAAGCGCCTTCTCCTCGGCCGCCTGCTGTTCGAGGAGCGCCTTCTTCCTCGCGGCAAACTCCTCCTCGATGGTCGCCTTCTCAAGCGCCTTCTCGGCGGCGGCTATCGCCTCCTCGTCCCCGGACGCCTTGGCGGCTTCAAGCTCCGCCTGCAACTGCGCGATCGTCTCCGCCTCGACGAGCCCTGCGGCGTAGAGGCGCGCCTGGAGCTCGGCGTCGAGCGCGGCCGTGAGCGAGTCGTACCTGTCAGAGAGGGCCTGCTCCTCGGCGGCCTGTACCTCTTCGAGGGCGGCGAGCTGAGCGTCGGTGTCGTTGCGGATGTTGGTGAGGTTGATCTCGCTCAGGGAGTTGTAGACGTCAACCGCAAAGGAGAACGCGCTCTTCAAGTTGCCCATGAACTCTTCGAACGCGGCGCGGTCCGCCAGCACGTCGTAGTACTCGTTGACTGCGTCGATCGCGGCGTCCTTGTATATCTTGTCGGCCGAGGCGGCCTTTATGGTCTCAATCTTCTTCTTCCGCTGGAGTTCGATCAGCTCTCGCTCCGTGACGTTTTGCTCAAGCAGGGAGTCGGTCATGTCCTGCTGAATCCCTGCCAGGGTCCTGTTCCCTTCGGCGATATCCTGGGCGTCAGACTTCCGCGCGTCCCTGTCGGCCTTGAGCAGGTCGAGGGAGTACTGCTCGGCCTCGGTCAGCGCCTTGGTCTTGTCGGTAAGCGACTCGATGTTCGCCTTGATGTCGGAGATGACCGCCTGTACCTGCGGGGCCGTGGCGCTCGCCGTCTTGGCGTATGCCTCCCATGTCGCAAGCTCCTTCCGGAGGGAGGCGATCTTGCCCTCCTCGGTCTGGGCGTACCGCTCCGCGACCTGCTCAAGGTAGCGCTGTACCGCGTCCGCGTCAGCCTTCTTCTTAAGCGCGACCTTCTCAGACTCCGCCGCCGCGTCCTGCTCTGCCTTGTTCCCGATCCCCTGATACCGCAGGCTGTCTACCAGCGCCGTCTTCTCGGCCTGTAGTGCGGAGACACGGTTGAGGTGGACCTTGGCCAGCGGGTCGTCCTTGGGGTCAACCCCAGGCATCGTAGCCGCGCGGGCGAGCGCCTGCTCGTCCTTGATCTGCTTGTCGAGCAATAGTAGGCGTTGTTCAAGCGTCGCGTTCCCGGCCTTACCGGCCTTCATCGCCTCGGTGTACGCGTTTGACTTGTTGATGATGTTGGTGAGCGCCTCGGAGATGCCGGTGAACAGGTTTGACGTGACCGTCACTACGGGGTTCAGCGCCGTCCCGAGCGCCACCTGGAGGTTCTTCCCGGCTTCCGCCGCGCGCTTCTGGGAGTTTGCCGCGCTGTCGGCCGTCCTGGCGTAGTCACCGAGCGCGTTCTTGCTCTGGCGCATGGCGATCGCAAGCGTCGCCTGTGCGGTCGCGAGGAGCTTCGCCTCTCCGACGAGGTCCTGCTGCCCGCGCTTGAGGAGCTCCTGCTGTACGTCGGCCTCTCGTATGACGATCCCGAGCATCTTCGCCTGCTCGCGCTCCCCGAGCATCGCGGCGGTAAGCGCCTGGGACGCGCGCTCCGTTCCGCCCTCGATGTTGGTGAAGGAGGCGAGGTCGGCCGCGAGCGTGTTCACCTGGACGGACAGGTCTAGGGCCTGCGTCTGCGTGGCGCCCATGCCCGTCAGGAGGTCCCCGGTGTTCCCGAGGAGCTTCTGCGCGGTAACGCCAGCGAGGTCGAAGCTGTCGGCGAACGCGTCGGCGACCTCCTCGGCCTTGCTCTTAATCCCGCCGAAGACGACGCCGAACTTTGAGAACGTCTCCTGTGCCGCGATCGACACCTGGATCGAGTCGTTGATGTACTGGCCGAGCTTCATGACGGCCGCGCCTACGGTGATGAACGGGATCACCCCGGAGGTCTTAATGAAGTTGAAGAACTTCCCGAAGGAACCGGTGCTCTTGGTCGGGATCTTGTCGAGGCCCTTCTCAAGCTGGTTCAGCCGGGCGTATACGCCCTTGAGGTCGCCGTCGAGCGAGTCGAGCCTGATGCGTACTGAGCTGTATACCGACCCCGCGTCTACTCCCACTACTTGCCCCTGCGCCCGCTGTGCACCCAGCGCATCTTGCTGGCCTTGTCGGCCTCCTGGTCGTTCTTGAACTCTACGTAGACGTGCCAGGCCGCCTTGTCTATGTCTCCCTTGTCCCTGTCGGTAAACACTCCACTCAGGTGCTCGTGCGGGTCGTTATGCCCGTTCGTGGCGAGGATCGCCGCGTCAAGCAGTTGGTCGCGCGTGAGCCTCTTAATGTCGCTTACGTCTGCCCCGAGCGCCCACTCGGTGAGAAACCCGAGCGTGTCCTCGGGGAGCACGAACGCGAGCGCGAGCTCCGCGAGGTAGATGCGCCGGTCAACGTCGGCGCGCTCCGCTTTCGTCATCGAGGACATGTCGGTCGCCTTGATCTCGGCGAGCTCCGCTCGCTTCCTCGCGGCCACGAAGTCAACCCCCGTCAGGTGGGAGATGACGTCGTCGAGGCCCGGCCGGTTCATCACGGATCTGGCCAGAGCTTCCTGCCTGTTGCGCATATCAATCATCTCTTCGAAGCTGGGTTTGACCCCGCCCTTGACGACGTCTATGAGGGTGACCGCCCCGCACGACTCCATCTGAGTGGCGTTGAGCGTACGGAGCTCGCACCAGACCCTGACGCCGTTGAACGGGACGAGCACCCAGCTGAACATGGCGCCCCGAATGGCCTCCAGCGGGTTGTACCCCGTCGGTGGGTCCCGCCGCGCCATGCCGGGATGGCCCGCCAGCCTGTCAAGCTCGCGCCGGACCAGGCGGGCGACGATCCCGTTACCTTTAGACATTCTCTACGTCCAGCGCCAGGAACTGCGCCTCGGTGAGCGTCCCCTCCTGGTATGCCGGGAGCTTGACTCCCGCCTCGGTGAAGTACTCCGTGGCCTCAAGGTTGAACGCGTAGTTCGCCCAAGACTTAGCCTCTATCGGGACGTCCCCCTCGATGCCCATGCAGGACCTGAGCAGGAGCATCTCGTACCCGTCCCTGGACTCGAGCTTGGTGATTCCGACCGCATAGATCGGGGAGAATATCTCGACGAAGAACGTCGGGTGCTCGGTTACGTCGGACGTCGGCGGGTCGTACTTGGGAGGGACCGCCGTCCGGTTGTACGTGCCGCCCTGGACGAGCTCGAGGACGTCGTAGTCCTTGACCTTAAGCGCGACCACGGGAGAGAGGCCGAGGAGCTTCGCTCCGATGACCATGCGCGTGATCGTCCCGAGCGCCCCCTCCTGGTCGATCTCTTCCTTGTCCTTGATGTTCTTCGGCAGGCCGATCGACATCGCCTCGTCGTCGAAGAACTTGTAGAACTTGAGCCCCTCGCCGCCGTGGAGCAGGCCCTGGCCGAAGTCCATCGGGGCCGCAAGCTCGCCGTACACCTGCACGTAGGCGCCGGTAGCGGAGACGCCTTTAAGCCGTCCCGTCGCGGAGTCAGCGCTCCAGGTGATCCCGGTGAACGCCGCAGTCGTGAGCGCCGCCACGGCCTCAGCCACGGTGACGGCGGTGATGTCGGCGGCCGCAGTGAAGTTGATGGAGTTAGTATCCTCAGCGCCGCCGTCAACCTTGACGGTAAGGTCTCCAATGTCGGCCACGAGTACGGCGGATAGGTCCACCGTGTTTGCGAACCCGAGGAACCTCGCCGCCGTCGGTATCGTGCCGTCGGGGTTCAGGCGCATGAAGCGCAGTCCCTCGGTCGCGAACCTCGTTTTCCTGTTTAACATGGCCATGATTGCCTCCTAATGCAGTCTTTGGGGAACGTAGAATACCCGTTCCATAGATATCGTAGAGTCGTCGCTTACCGCTTCGACGTCTGTCCACTCCTCAGCGTCCAGGACCTTGAACGGGTTCCCGTGCCTGTCGGTAGAGGAGAATCCTCGCAGCAGGTCCGAGAGCTCCTCGAAGACGTAGTCTTCAAGCGTCTGACTCGATCCCTGCTTCGCGTGGGCGATGATGCGCAGGTCGCGGCGGCCCATACCCGCCTTGGTCTTTACCACCACGTAGGGCGCGGACGGGAGCGCCGACCCGAAGGGGACGACGCTCTTGATCGTGCCGGTCTTGAGCCGGGAGACGACCTCAGCTACCATACAGGGCCTCCAGGTCGCAGTGGAACCGGCTGTAGAAGGCCATCACGGTCGGGACCAGGGCCTGGTTCTTCCGGTCGTTCGCGAGCTCAAGGTATACCCCGTACTCGACCAGGTGCGCGAGGAAGAACCCTACCGCCCCATCGGTAACGATGGCGTCGGAGAATACGGTGTCGAGCGCGACCTTTGTCTGATTGTCCCAGAACTTGTTTGACGCCTGCTTCTGCCGGAACCGCTGGAGGGCCATTCCCGCGTAGTGCAGGCACAGGGCTATCGCGGCGGACCTGCGCCTGTCATAGGTCTGCTTGACCTTAGCCTTAATGGCCGCCGTCTGAGCGCGGGTGTCCTCGCTACCGGACATCTCTCGACCTCATCCAGCACTCTACGGTCGCGACTATCCTTCCCGCGAGCGCGAGCGCGTTCGAGGGCGACATCTCCACCTTCACCCCGCCGACGTCGACGAGGACGGGCACGGTATCGGACCCGCTGTCCGAGACGCTGAAAGCGTTCTCCTCGCCAAGCCTCGGAGGAAGCAACCCCTCTTTCTTTTTCATGACGTCGCCACCTTTGTCGTCTTCGTGAGCGGGGCCTCGGTCTTGTACAGGCCGCCGTTGCGCCTAAACTCGTTTACCGGGCCGACTATCCAGGTGAACCCGTTAGCGTCGAACTCGTCGCCATCGCAGAGCGGGGCGCGGTAGTCGGTGAGGGCGTACATTGAGAGGTTCGTGTCGAGTCCGGAAGGCTTGACCGAGTTTGGCTGAGTGCTCCCGGACTCGTGCTGTAGGCGGACGCGAACCTTTGAGAGGGGGATCAGTGTTCCCTCTCGTGACGTCCCCCCGAAGCCGTCGGCGACCAGGGCCCTGCGCTTCGGGATTATGACGGACGGGTCCTCGGCGATATGAGTCTTTACTCCATCTCGGAGCTGGAGGAGCGGCGCGTTCAAAAGTGCATCCCCCCGCCGACGTGTTCGTTCCGGATGCGAAGGTATCGGCCGGTAGACTGTCCGGCGTCCTGAACGACCTCTTCCGTCATGGTCGCGATCAGGTCCTTGTAGAATTCCTTCATAGTGGATAAGTTTTGATAGTCGGTAGACCCGGCGCCATCAGCCGTCCGGGCGACATAGAGGCGCTGGCCCAGCTCGGCCATGATGTCCTTCACCGCGCGCGGGGCGGCGGAAGCTACTCCGTACAAGTCGATAAGTGTTCCGAGGCGGGCGTCGGAAATGAGGAGGTCCTTAGCCTCCCACTCCTCAAGGTCTGAGTCATAGACGTAATAGACGCCGGTATCGGACTGGAGGTATGCGGTCTGCCTGGCAGGGGATGCGACGTTCTCGCGCGCGGAGGCGCTGGCTACCGTCTCGAGGGCTATGGCCCCGAGCGGGTCCTTGATGCGGAGGCGCAATTCCTTTAGGTCTGTCCAAGTCGCCATCGTTCACCTCCCGCCCTTTGACCCGCCTCCTCAGAAGAGGGTCAAAGGGCGGCCCCACCTAAGGGGCCGCAACGACTAGGATTAGGTCTCCGCAGGCAGGGTCACCTTGATGACGCAGCCCTTACCGGTGTTCGTGGCGCTCCCGCCCTGGAACCAGGTCGGGAACAGGCCGTTCACGCGGTACCATGCGCGCTCCTCCTTGGAGAGCTCAAGCACGGAACCGGAACCCATCTCCATAGTCTGTCCGATCTTGTCGAGGACGAAGCCCCCGAGGTCGTTCGGCAGGAACATGAAGCACGTGCCCTGCGTGACGCCGGGGAGGCTCAGGGTCTCCTTACCCCAAGTCAGACCGTTCATGATGCCGCCGCCGTAGGGGATTATCTCCGCGAACGGGAGGGCGGTAGCCACCTGAAGCAGACCGCCAGCGCCCGCGAGCTGTCCGGAGGCGATGCGCTGGATGGACCAGGTGTCGCCGGGATGGCAGAGGATTTTCACCTTACTGGAGAACCCGCCGAGGGCGGCCATCGTCTGGTTGGTGAGCGGGTGGGTGAGCTTCGACAGGGTCTTGAGGCCCTTCCGGAGGGTGTTGTACATGAGCACGTCGTACGTCGCCCCGGAGGTTGCGTCTGCGGCCTGCGCGTGGAGCGCGCCATAGGTCGCGGCCACGATCGGGCCGATGACGTCGTTGTTCCGGCTGTCGACGTTGATCTTCGCGGCGGCCTCTGTGACGCGCTGGACCTGGTCGAACGGGTTGAACACCAGGTTCCGGATCGAGTCCTTCCGTCCGAACGCCTTGAAGTACAAAGTGACTGCTGCGGACTGCGCCTGGTTCTCCTCGAGCAGGGGCACGCTGTCCCCGGCTCCGGTGATGATCTTCTCCTTGCCGGTGTAAGGGATCAGGTCGCGGAGGTAGGTCACCTCCTGGGCGTCCGGGCGGGACACCACGTTGAAGATCGCCGCCGAGTGGTCGGCGAGCTCGTCCGCCTGCCGCTGGACGTCGATGAAGAGCATCGCGTAATACGCCGCGAGGTCGGTCGCAGAGGGGGCTAACGCTCCGTTCTGAATCCTCTCTCTTGCCGCGTTCATCTCGCGGTACAGGTTGAATTGACCCTCGGAGTTCTTCCACTTCCTGGAAGTCACCTTGAAGGGAATGGCGTCCACCTCCACGACCTGACCGTTTGCCACGTACCCGATCTTGTGCGTCCGAGGGGCGCCCGACTTCGCGTTGTCGGCTCCATTCCCCATTATGACGCGGGCCTCGCGGGTGAGGCCGTTGACGACCTTCTCTTCCGCGTAGCTATCAGCAGTTGCTATCTTGATCATGACCGAGGTCTCCTTAGATGTAGTAGACGAGGACTATGCCCGCGTCTCCAATTGCATGGGTCTTCACGGTGATCGCGTCCGTGCCGACGTCCATTGCGGCGTCGTTAACGGCGGCCGCCATGCGGTTGATCGTCTGGTCCACGGCCATGACGAGCGCGGTGTGCAGCGCCGTCGACCCGTTTACCACCTGGGCCGTACCGGCCGTGTTCGCGGCGGTACAGATCGCGACAACGTCTACAATCTTTGACCCGACGGGGAGCGGGACGCTCTTGCCCGTGGACGAATAGTCGGTAGCCGCGTCGATTACGACCTCGGCGCACTTGACCACGACGGGCTCGGCGAAGAACCGCTTGGCGAACCGGATGACGGTACTGGAGATCACCTCGACGACCGTGCCGACCGCGAGGTACCCGGCCTTCCGGGTGTCGCTGAAAAGCTTGGTAACGGGGTCCCAGTAGACCTTCTGCCCGCCTGTAGCGAACGTGTCCTCGCTTGCGGAGACGTACTCCGAGGCCTGCAACACGATCCCTTCCTCTACGTGGAAGGACCCGACCGACCCGGAGCTTACGTCCTCGTCGGCTACGGCGGCGATCCCGCCTATTACGCAGAACTCGCCCTGGACCACGGCGGCGCCGGAGTCGTTATACAGGCGGAGGTGCCTGATCTCTTCTTTTTCTACGAAAACGGTAGCGCTCATGGCTTACCCTCCCCTTACACGTTGAGCGGAGCGATTGCACCGCCGGAGGACGCTACGGACTTCCCGCCGTTCACGACCTTGTTGATTCCCGACTCGCCGTCGGCGCGGGCCGCGTTGAGCGCGACCATGACGGGGTCAGCCTTCAGGGCCTCGATCGCGGAGTTAAGCTCCGCGCCGGACTTGCCCCTGCAGGCGGACATCGCGTACGCGTGCGCGGGGTTGTCCACGTCCTTCCCCTCCGCGTTCTTGACGACCTTCTGCCCTACGGCGGCAGATACCGCCCGCTCCACAGTGGCGGCCGCGAACGCCTCTGAGTTCGACATGAGGGCGTCGATCCTTTCAATCGGCTTGTCGCCGAGCTTCGAGTTGATCGCCCTTACCAGGTCCGCGTTCGCGGCATCGGCGGGCGTCCGCACCTGCGCCTCAAAGCCGCACGCCTTAGCCACCTCGGCCACGTTGAGGCGGCCGTTTGCCATGAGGTTACTCAAAACCCCTAAGGCCTCTTCTTTGGTTTCCATGCTTGAACCTCCGTTCCTATGCTTGTCTATCAGTGAGATCAGCTCAGCCACCTCCGGAAGGTCCTGGCCGTTAGCGCGGGAGATCATGGACCTCAGCGCGGAACGGTAGACGATGCCGCCCTGGACGGGTGCCCCACTCACCTTCGTGGACCTGTCAAAGCGGCCCGACGTGACGAGCTCCCTTGCTACCTTAAAGTCTATCGAGTCAGACTGAGAGTTAACCACCTGCTGCATCGCACCCGTGCCGTACTCCATGGCATCGTTGCGCTCAAACCCCTTAGACGATAGGAAGTGCCTGACCTCCTCACCGGTCTTAGGGTCCTTCTTGGTCACGTACTCGGGCGCCGACACGAGCGAGAAGTGGACTATCCCGGCCTTCGCGTCCCGTATGAACCCGAAGTTTTCCGTGGTGTCGCCCTTCTGCGGTATGTAAATCTTAAAGTAGGCGGTACCGGTCTTCCCGTCCGCATTGTCGACCAGGTCCCCGCCTACCGTGTAGAAGTCAGAGGACGAGCGGGATGAGAACTCGTGCCCGCGCTTTGAGCCCGGTATGGGCCGGTCCTTCATGATGTTAAGGAAGGACTTGAAGAACGACTTCTCGTACGTCCCACCCTTGCCTGGGGCCGGGTACTCGACGGCCTCTACCTTGTAATAGGGCTCCGGGTCACCCTCGGAAAGCGACGACATCACGGCCGGTCTCACCAGCGTGGGAACCGACGCGGCCGGGGGGAGCGCCGGGCCGGGCCCGGAAAAGTTCAACACGACCAATCCCGATGGTACCCTGTCTTCCGTCTCTCTCATATACTGCCCCTCCCCTGATAGGGAAAACTCCATTATAACACAGGCATGGCCTGGGGTCAACCCCCAATTAGGCCTGCTCTATGCTGCGCTCCCACTCGTCCAGGTATTCCACACCGTCACCGCCCGCCCACCTCTTAAGGTCTGCCACGAACTCCCCCCTGGGCCTTAGCTTGGGGGTCACGGTACACATGCAGTTGGAGTGGGGATATCCCGGCAGCGAGGCCCTGCTGTAGGGTGACGCCGCCGCCAGGCCCTCGCACGTACAGTCCCAGTGCTGGCGCCCGGCCGAGAGCACCCAGTCGAACTCGCCCGTACACCCTGGGTTCACCGCGCCCGCGCTGGCGGAGGCGGACTGCAGAGCGGCGTACAGCTCGGACCGGACGAGCCTAGTAGCCCTCCAGTCTATCTGTCCCGGTATCCTGCGCGCAAACTCGGAGGTGCCCCTCTTGAGGGTACCCCACCTGCCTATGAGCTTGACCGACCCGCCGGACGTGTACGCCCCCAGGTCTGCCGCTATCTTTACCGGGTCCCTACCCTCGGAGAGGCCCACTGAGAGTACCGTCCTTACCCTGTTCAGCCAGTCTGACCTGGCCCTGTCCCAGACCCTCTGCGAGAGCGTGTACCCGTCAGACCAGACCTTCCGGGCCAGCTCCTCGACCACTCTACGGTTAACCATCGAGACCATGCCCTTAAGTCCCCTGACCGCAAGCGCGGCACCGGCCTCTCGGGCGGCGTCCATAGCGTAAGCGTACTGTATGCCGGTCGAGAGGGACGCCGCGCCCAGTGCGGACCTGCCCGCCTCCTCCTCGATCGCCCTCGCCAGGGAGTCGGCCGCGTCGGAGAGGGCGGCCTGCACCTGCGCCCACCGCTCGACGGTGAGCGGTGACATGGAGCGTTCCACGGCCGACCTCAGGACCCTACCCGCGTCCCCTGCGGCAGCGACGTATATCGCCCTGACCCTGGACATCGACTCCATGTCGAGCCTTCCGGCCTTGAGCCTCACCAGCGAGTACGCGCTTGCGTACCCGGCTTCCGTCACCTGTCCCCGCCCCGGTCGGACAGGCCGGAGAAGTAGTCCATCTTGAGGAACTGCTGAAACTGGGCCATGTCCTTGATCCCGGCCTCAAACTCGGCCTTGTCGCCCGGTCTGGAGCTCGGGTAGTTCATCTCCCACAGCGTCCGAACCTGGTCCTTCGTGATCGTGCCGGACGCGGCCATGGCGGCCACCGCCTGGGCGAACCTCCCGAACACCTGGGACTTCACGTCGGCGCTTACCGACTCGAGGTCATTCCACTTTACGGTAAACGGCTTGAAGCTGGACATGGTAGCGACCTCGACGAGCCTGAGGGACGCGGAGTACAGCTCCTTGTACGGCTGGGTAAACTGCCTGCGCACCTGGTCGACGTAGGACACTGCCTGCTGCATCTGCACCTCGGCGGTAGCGTGGTTCCCGGTCGCCAGGCCTCCCCAGAACATCTCCGGGATGCCCGACCCCTCAAATATCTTGAGGTACTTAGTGGCGAGGGCCTTCTCATGCGGGGCGGTCGCGCCCTCCGGGAGGTAGGCAAACTCCGTGGACTCCATCCCGTGCCTGTTCAATATGAGGTCGTTCCCGGCGACGTCATACCCGGTTATAGCTTCCGGACTGTCCGTCCCCAGGTTGTTCTGCATCCACTTGCCGACGTCGTCGACCTCCTGTAACTGCTTGGGCCTGAACTTGGTAAGTATCTCGGAGCGCATGTAGTCGATGTCGTGGTAATCCTTGAGGTCCCTGATCATCCTGGACAGGGCCGAGTGGCCCCGGACCTCAAGCTCGTCGGCGTCATGGGCGAACGGTATGGGTAGCGCCCCGGACACGTTGACCGACCGGTAGTCCTCGGCGCCCTCCGGCCTGCTGCCCTCCCACCTTACCGAGACGGCGTCCCGGTCAAACCTGCGGTACCTGCGGGAGGATACGTTAACGTTCTGGGCTACCGACAGTATGATACTCTCGTCGGTGAGTACCGCCCTGACGGCCCCAGTGTTTACGTCAGCCAGGACGTCGCAGACCGAGGGGTCAGGTATGGGCTCCCATATCAGGGAGGACGTGACGCGGTCATACCTGGGCCACCTCCAGGCGGTACCGACGAGCAGGGCGGACCTATGGAGCTTGGTCATCCCGTCGGCCATCTGCAGGGTGATGAGGTCCAGGGCGGCCTGCGTCGCCCCGTCGTCGCTCTTGGGGGTGGGCACTCCCATCATGTTTACCGGCACCTGTATCGGGGTGAACGCCAACGGGGAGGCGAACTGCAGGCCCTGCCACGTCCCGTGGTACAGGCCCCTGAGCATGTCCTCATTCGAGACCATCCCGGCGGTCATGTCTCGGCGGTTCGGCCTGGGCGGGTACCTCTTAGTCGGCTCCTCCTCCCTGGAGAATAGCCATGAGAACCTTCCTCTCGTACTGCTCAACTTGGCCTCCTGCGGGCGGCAAGCGCCGCCCCTACCTTCGGGTTCGAGGGCGGGCCGGACTGCAGCGCGTTAAACGCCCCCGCCGCAGCGTCCGCCTGGTCGTCATGCCCGTAGTCGCCGGGGCTGTCGGTAAGCGCGCAAAGCTCCGATATGAAGGCCTCGTTCCAGGGGCCACGGGCGAGGAGGACGTTACCGGCCTGGGCCTGCGCGGACAGGGGCTTCCACCTGTTGACCTTCGATCCGGTGGGCCTATAGGCCCTCACGCTGTACCCGGCCAGGGACAATACGAGGTCGTCCGCCTCCGAGACCCCGGCCGACCCTGGGTCCTGCTCTATCCCTATGTCCGTGGCGCGCCCGTCCTGGGACGCCACGGCCCTTATCCTTACCTTCACCCCAAGCGGCCTGGCCCTGAACCTGTCGACGTCGTTTATGTAAAACAGGCCATCGGCGCACCTGCTTATACTCACGCCTGCAGTCCAGTCCGGGTCCGGGCTGGCCTCGGACGGCTCCGTCGCTGCCCTGTCCCAGTACCTGACGGTAGCCTCGGCCCTGGGGGTGACGTCCACCACCTTAAAGTCTGACCTTGAGAATATGGTACCGGCGCTCGGCCGCGAGTTCCAGTTACCGCCGAGCAGCCTCTCCCTCTCCCACCTCGGCAGCGACTCAAGCTTCGATATGTACGACGGGTCCAAGCCGAGCATGATCTTGTTGTCATACACGTCGGAGGGTATGAAGGTTACGGACATGGGGTTCTTAGCCCTGGGGTCAATCGAGAGGAGCTCCTCCCTTGAGCCAGCCCAGACGATCTCATCATCAAGCCTGGCGAACCACCTAATTATACCGGACCTCTCGGGTATCGCGTACCCGGTCTCCGGGTCCAGCCACCAGGAGATGAACTCCTTGACCCAAGAGTCGGGGTCGGGGTTCGTCGCCGCCCTGAGGTACCCGCTCACCCCGCACGTGGAGCGGTTACGGCTCAGCATATAGAAGAACTGGCGCCTGGTAAACTGCGTCAGCTCGTCCATGAGTATCAACGGTATCTGTGAGGACTGCCAATTATGGACTGAGTCCTCATACTGTAGCTGGCTGTAGCTTACCTTCGCCCCGGACGGGAACTGCGCCTGTAGGTTCGGGGATTGGATCATCGTGGCTCCCGCGCTCCCATACAGGTCGTACGACTTATCCCAAGCCCCGCCCTCCGAGGTTATCTGCGGCATCGTACGGCGGAAGTATACTGCCCCGAAGTCCCCGTTCCCGACGTGCCTGAGCGGCTCCATGAGCAGGGCGTACGTCTTCCCGCCACCAGCCGCCCCGCCGTAAATCGCTATGTCGGCGGGCGAGGACAGGAACTGCTCCTGCGGGCCTGACTGCGGGCGTATCTCGGTCAATCCCTCCTCCCCTCTCCCCGGCCGTTATCCGGTATGTACGTCACTATGGACCCTGACACCACGTGCCGCTGTGTCTGCGGCTTGATCATCTGGACGTACTGCTGGAGCATCCCCAGTGCCTCGTCCCTGTCTGCAAGCTTATATTCAACGGTAGTTGCAAACTGCGTCACCTTACGCACTATCGAGTCTATACAGACGTGAAGGCCCTTCTCGCGAAGCTCCTCCTCAGTTATCTTTAAGGTACCGTCTAAGTTTAAGATGTCGGTTGGATCATAAAACGCGCGTACCGTCCATACATCAAATACGCGCTTCTCTATGGGGCGCCTATTCTCGGCCAGGACCCTCTCAAGCTCCTTAGATACAATGTCCTGTACCTCGGGGCGCGCCAGGAGCTTCGTCGACCTAACCCTGGCCGCGTGCTCCGACTTACAGCGCTTGAACGCCCTGAGATAGGCCCTCATGGCGTCCCTAAAGTCCTGTTCTATGTAAAACTGTGCAAACTGAGTCCACGTCTTCTTGGCTGGCGCCCTGGGTTCCTTGATACTTTCCATCACCCTAAAGTATAACACCGCTTGATGTATATCGTCAAGTATATATCATTCTTATTTTCAAACGCCCACTCTTCAAACGCCTTTCGGCACTCATCGCTCATCCTTTCCTCCTTGCTTCGTGGGCGGCGTGGGCGATGTCTAGTCTTAACCCAATATTCGAGTACCCAATCGGACCGTATATTATTTTCTGAGCTTCCACTATCAAACCGTCCATCTTTAGCGTTTCCGCCACTTCCGCACGTCTCGCAGGTTTTCGGTTCGCTCATTTCCTAACCCTCCCATATTCCGGCGCTTTCTTGATCCGCCCTTTACCCGCGTACTCATCACGGTTATGACACGGACCCAAGTTGAGACAATCTCCGTTGTACCCTGATAGGCACTCGACGTTTTCTGGATGAGTGCAATGTTTACGAGCGCGGCTCATTTCCCGTCTCCTTTCACTTTCGGATTTTTCGGGCATCCGTCAATTTCACGGCTACCACATAGCCACTCTTTGTCGCGCTTATCACCAAAAGACCGATAACCAATACCTTGATTAAAAATACCTGGATTAACCCTAGGCCAATAACAGTCGAATGTTGGACATTCTTTTCTGGAAACGTTAATCAGTTTCTTTAAGTTTTTGTCTTTCACTATCATTTCCCGTCTCCTTGCATGAGGGCTAAAATACTTTTACTCATACGGTTACAAAATGGGTCTGACATAACCAAATGTAACGATTTATCAGACGCTCTCAACTTATTCGTAGAAGCGTCAAGAGCCGCGTTAAATAATGTAACAAATCGTTCCCCTTCCGCTTTGACAGCCGCTTCACGGTGCCGCATAAGAAACATTGTCATATTTTCTATGTTGTCAAGCGTATCGAAGGGGTATCTTATTTCATCTGGTTTTTTAACGCCGTTTACTTCGACCTGCTGGATAACTTTTACCGTTTTGCAAAACTTCTCCGCCACATCCCGGTCAATCGGCAACGGATTAGAGGAGGTGGAGAGGATGGAAATGGCGGCATCTATTTCACCTTGGATAACATGGTCGTATTTAGATGACGACAATCCTTCTCGTGCAAGTTCCAGCGCCTCTCGCGCCTTTCCCAGCTTCTCAGCGTCGGTCATATCGCCTCCTTTATTTCCCTAAAAATCATTTCTGCAATTTGAGGGACAATCGAATTCCCGAGACATTTAAGTCGGTCCACCCTGCAAACTACCGCTCTCGGTAGCCAGTCTGGGCCTTCCTGCTTTACGGTTTTATACGACATAGTTTACTCCTTTCACCTTACCCGCATGAAAGCGCCATGGAGCCTACGTGCCGCAACGACGTACGCCTCACCGGCAATCTCCGGGGATGAGAACGAGCCGAGATATCTCCTGACCCCCTTACACTGGATCGACGCCTGCCACCTACCCGGCGACCGCAAGGTGACCCCACGGTACCCGCTCGTATTGTCCGCACGGATGGACGCGTTCTGGGAGTTTCCCATACGGTCCGTCTCTCGGAGGTTCGACCTCCTGCAGTTCAAACCGTCACCGTCCCTGTGGTCTACCAGTATGTCAGGATCACTGACCCCAAGCAGTATCCTATGGAGGGCCCTGTGTACCATCCTGCCGCCCTCCCTAGTGCAATGCTCCACGTACAGCTTAACCTTCCTATGCCTGGTCTTGTCTACCACCCTGAGCCTCAGGGAGAGTACGGCCGGGACGTCCTGTGGGTCCACCTGGACCCTATGCCCATCTACTATGACGGACGTCACCTGTCAAACCTCCCGAACCTTGAGAGGTACTCCCTATACTCGGCCAGTGCCCCGTCGCCGCTCAGCTCGACCACCGAGTCGATCCCGCCTACCGAGTACCTGTAGACGATCACAGGCCCGTCCATGGAATCGAACGTACGCACGGACACGTCCCTTATCAGGGGCCTGGCGTTCCCACTACCGCCGAACGTGCATAGCCCCATCATCAACGCTAAGATCATGCCGAAGCATACTGCAGTAACCGCCGATGAATAATCATCCCTGCTCATGTATTCCACACCCTCCTGCACTCCTCGAGCGCCTCTACCTTAGACATGACCTCAGATACCCACCCTTCCGGGTCGGACGTGAAGTCAGACTCCCAGACCGACACGACCTCCCACCCCTGCCCCTCCAGCCAGGCGCGGCTCACGGAGTCGCGGGCCGAGTTCCGGGCCAGCTTCTCCTTCCACCTCGCCGGGAGGGAGTCCGGGACGTTCCGGCCGTGCCAGAAGTCGCCGTCAAGGAAGACGGCCACGCGGGCGAGCGGGAACACGAAGTCGGCGTTCCTCTCCTCCCGCGTCCCGCGCTCCCACCCGGAGCAGAGGGAGGCAAAGAGCCTCTCCTGCCGGGTCCACCTGGACCGGATCGCGCGCATCACGCGCGACCTGGCCTCCGGGCTCATCCGGTCCACCTACTTAGCCTCAAAGATGTATTCGATGTTGCGCGAGGTGCACCCGAGGGCCTCGATGTCGCGGAGCTCCCTAAGCATGTCCCTGGCCTCGGGGTCTGATGCGGCCAGCTTCATGTACATATCCCAGGACTCCTGGGCCTCAAGCTTCCCGTTTAGGCGGCCGATGAGCTCCTTACGCCGGGCCCAGGCCTTCCTGTACTCCGCGTCCCTCCCCTTGAGGAAGGAGAGCCTGGCCTCGTCTACCTTCTGGAAGGCCCACTTGGTAGCCGCCGACCGGTAGGCGTTGCAGTCCACCTCGCGGACCGTACAGACCTGCAAACCGGTCGCGCACTCGACTATGACCCTCTCACCAGCCTTCAGGTCCAGTATGGTCTTGAAGGCGTACCGGTCCCTGTTGACCCCTCCGATGGGATTGTCAAACGTAACCCTGATTACCTTATAGTCTTTCACCTGTTACCTCCAGGAGTAGGTGTCCCCTAGCATCTGCCCGATTAACCCTTACATATGAACCGGCCCCCGTCTCCGGGGGCCGCCTGAATATGGGTCACGTCGATGACGTATCGGTAATTGTCATTAGAATGCCCTCCAAGGCGACCTTCTTGCTTAGTTTCAGCGCCGAAAGGCGCCTGTTTATTCTTACCAGCCGTCGCCGTCGCCGTCGCCGTAGCCGTCGCCGGAGCCGTCGCCGTAGCCGTCGCCGTAGCCGTAGCCGTCGCCGTCGCCGTAGCCGGAGCCGTAGCCGTAGCCGTAGCCGGAGCCGTAGCCGGAGCCGTAGCCGGAGCCGTAGCCGGAGCCGTAGCCGGAGCCGTAGCCGGAGCCGTCCAGCGTTACTTCAAGCGCGGCCACTTAGCGGCCTCTGAATCAATGATGCTGATCACCGCCCGCGCCGGGATTCGCACGGTTCCGACTTCGTCAAGCACCGTTTCGGCGGTCGGGCCCTCAAGAGCGAGTTGTCCGAGCCCTTTCGTCGTTCCCCATTTGCGGACGTTGCGAGCGTTTTCAACTACGCAGAACCGTTCGTCAGATTCAACGTTTCCCGCGTACACGAATCCGCGATCCGCGACAACTATCGCGAATCCTTTCAACACCTCTCGTTTCTCCATGGTTCCTCCTATTCGAATAGCGCCAATTGCGCGATAGGCCCTTCCAGACCGCCCGGCATTCCGAGTTTCCCTAACGTCTTGATATGCCGAATAAACGCGGCAAGGTGCTCCGAATCCTTAAAATCGGCGCCTTAAATCTCGCCGTCGGCCGTGTACATCAGCATCAGGCGGGTGTCTCCGGTGGCCGCCGATCAGCCGATCCTTACGATCTTGACCTCTATCACCTCGTACCTCGACCTGAACTGGGCGACCACGCCTTCCAGCTCCTCATCGGTGCACCGCCGTCGCTCCTCCTCTACCCTCTCGGTGAACCCGTAGCGGGACCGGACGGTCTTGACGACCTTGAAGTAGACGACGTTCACGCCGCCACCGCCTCGATGGCCTTCTGGGCAGACTTGAGGAGCTGGTTGCCCTCAATGTAAGAGAGCCATCTGCGCTCCTTAGCATTTGGGGTGTTAAATGTAGGTCTTGAGTGAGCCGCAAGGTCGGCGAACGCGTTATAGACGCCCCACGCGGTCCCGCGCATGTTCTGGAGGTCATCGGTCCGCTCGTACACCTTCACGAGGCGGCCCTTGAGCGCCACTATCCGGCTGGCCTTCATGGGCTGGTCCTTAAAGGAGTCCTCGTCTCCGAACACCTGGTCGAGTATCCTGTCCAGCGCCGCCCCGTCCACCTTCTGGGCGAAGAGCTCGGCGGCCTTAGCCTCGAGCCCGTCCATGTAGTCCTTAGCGTTCTCCATGGTCTCGCGGAAGGCCCGGAGCCGGTCCATCACGCCGGAGGAGTGCTCAAAGGTCCAGACCCGCTTGGCGGAGTTCAGGGCCAGCTGGTAGGTGTTGTTGCACATCACGCGGGTGTTGGTATCGAACACGCGCACTGGGGTCTTCCCATCGTGCCCCGTGGCAAAGGTGAGGTACTGCCTCACGTCGTCGCCCAGGACCTTCCGCTGTCCGATGAGCGCCAGGAGCCAGACCAGCCTGCCCTCCTTGAGGGACCCGGCAGTCTCATAGCGGGCGCCCTCACCGATCATGGCGTCGGTGAAGTCGAACGCGTCGCGGTTCTGCACCGGCACGTACCTGTCCGACGTGATCCCGAGCACGCTCTTGTCCGTACTACGTACGTTGGCCATCCAGCCCTTGACCTCGGCGCCGTTCACGGAGACCGGGGACTGCTCGACGTCCCAGTCCAGACCGGCGAGCCTGATTGCGTCGGCGCTGGTCATCGCCTCGTCCACCTTGACTCCAAGGCCGTGCCACGGGGTCTCGCCTGCGTAAGCCATCGTCTCTATCATGTGACTCATCTTGTACCTTCCTCTGGCGCCCTGCGCCCATCTTCTAGTGTCCTCAAGGCTAGTCCCGATTAAGGAAGCCGAAAGGGTCGGGAGTGGGGTCCGACTGCTGGCCGGGTTTACGGTCAATCTTTGAACCCCTCGTCCCCAACCCTTCCATTATACCACGATTTGGGTCATTCTGTCAAGTACCCTTCTGCCCTATTGCATAGGCGGCTATCAGGACCGCCGAGGCCTCGTCATCCTCGAACTTCCCGCCGAACAGCTCGGCCGCGCGGGCGACGTGAGTACCCTTCTGGGCCCGCATCACCGACTTCCAGGTCGCCACGTTAATCACCAGCCACTCGACATGTGCCAGCTCGGCCGCCCCCATCACCTTCCCGGCCGACCAGGACAGGGACTTTGCGACCTTGTAGTTCTTGTCCATGTACTGGTCCTCTATGGCGACCACGTCCGGCTTAAACTCCCGGATCATCCCGTACAGCACCCGCAGGTCGCACAGGCCCGACAGGAGGACCCTGCTATAGGGGAGCCCGTCCTCGCGGTCCAGTATGGCGAACCCGTACGGCTTAGCCCCATGGGGGTCTATCCCGAGTACCCTCATGTCGCCTCCAATAGGGAGGCCGCCTCAAGGCGCCTCCGCTCCGGTATCATCTCGTCGGTCGGGATGCCCTCGCGCTCTCGGCGCTCAACCTCGGCGTGACACCCCCCGCATATGGCGAGCCCGTTCTTGGGCTCCTCCCTGAACTCCGGGTACCGGGACACCTTAAGGAGGTGGTGCACCGACGTACACTCGGCATCACACCCTACGACCTCACACTGCCAGTCGGCCCTCCGCAGTACGGATACCTTAAATAGCCTGTAGCTCATAGGTCCTCATTCCGCAGTTGGAGGTCCTGCCTGATCACGAACGTGTCAAGCCTCGGGTACAGCCTCAGGTCCAGGCACGCGACGTGCACCTGGGTGGTAGATATGAACCCGAGGTGGTCCCAGTCCCTGGGGACCTTCAGGACCGGCCCGTCCCTCCCGGTCCCGCAGACCGGGCACCTGAACCCCTCGGAGAGGTCCGGGTGCTCGAAGACGGTCACAGGCCCTCGCAGAGCTTGGCATAGCTGCAGTACTGACATCTCCACTTATTGGACTTGTCCGGGTTCTGCGGTCCGTAGTCCCTCGGGGGCGGCATCGCCTCGTCCTCCAGGGCGGCCTCGAGCTCCAGGGTAGCGGCCTTCACGCCGTCCCAGGAGGCCTCGGACACGGTGTGCAAGGACGACCCCATGGTCTCATATTCCAGCATGCCGTCCGAGCCCCTCGTGACCGCGTAGCCCATCAGGTACCCGGAGTCGCGGGCGGCGTACATCAGGGCGACCTCATCGAGCGGGAAGACGTCCTGCTCGAGATAGACTGCGACCTGTAGGAGGGCATCCTCCTTCGGGCCGTCCTTCTTTATGAAGTCCGCGCCCCTGCCGTACGTGCTCTTCCACTCAGCCGCGAGCCTGACCCCACCCTTAACGAACCTCTTGTCGAGCCTGCCAGAGAACGGGTACTTGAGCCCCTCAGGTTGCCAAACCAGTGAGGTCTCGGCCCCGATGCCCTCGACTACGGAACCGTTCTCGCCAGCGTGCTGTTCCGGGGCCCACCCCTCAGCCTCCAGCGCCCGGTTGAGGAGCCCGTCGAGCATCTCATGTATTAGGTCGCCAACCCTCATTTTAAACAGGGCGGGGGCGTCGATCGGGTCCGTCTTCGTGGCCCCGTTCCACTCGAGCCAGGTTGCCCTCCGGCACTTGCCGGTGAACCGGCCCGACTTTAGGTACGCGCACGCCCCAGACGGGTAATGCCGGGGCTTCCTCGCCCGCTCCCTCGCGGCCTCGTCGGCCAGGGTCTGGGCGTACGCTAGGTTTACGGTGTTTATCTGCATCTCTCCCCCTTATAACACGGGCCGGAAGGTCTGGCTGACCTTAAGCCCCACGAACTGCCTGCAGTCTCCCCTCTTGAGCACGGCCGCCAGGGCCGTCACGTTAACGGTGATGCAGTTCAGGATGTCCTGGTTCAGCCCCGAGGCCTCGGCCAGGAACGCCGATAAGTCTGCCACCTCCACGGTCCAGACCTCCATCGTCTTGCCGACCTTGGCCATCACGGGGGCGGCCTTGACGGTGACGGACCTCTCCATAACCGCGTCGGCCTGGTCGGTCCGGCCCATGGCCGAGAGCTCCTCGGCCTTGAGCAACCGGTCGTCCTCGACCCTCTTACGGGCCTCCTCGTCGGCCTTAGCCTGCGCGGCCCGGCGGACCTTCTCCTGCTCGGTAGCGAACACCGACATCTTCCTACGTGCCACGGCGTCGGCGGCCTCGAGCGGCTTCTTGAACGCTCCCTTGCGGGCCAGCACGTCATCGTACGCGGCCTTCTTCTCCACCCTCTCGCCCTCGAAGAACTCGTCGACGGCCTTCTGGGTGTCCTTGTTCCGGCGGAGCCACCCGGACATCCAGTCGTACTGCCCCTGGGTTGAGACCGTGATGGCCTCCATCTCCTTAACCACCGCGTCGACGCTCCTGCTAAGCTCGAGCGCGAGCGGCACCACGAGTTCCTTTATCTCTGAAATCTCTGCCATCTAATGGCCTCCTTACCTTCCGTGTCCCTGGAACGACTTCCGAGTAATCATCTTCTCGACGCCGAACTCGGCCGCCGTGAACTCGACCATCTGCGGGGTGAGCGGGACGCTGGCCAGGTCGTACCCAGCCGCCCTCACCGTCGGCAGGCCCGCGCACGATGGGTAGAAGGAAAGGAACTCGTCGGCCTTCCTCTCAGGTATCTCCATGATGAGCTCGTCCAGGTTGCACGGGTCGAACAGGCCCTCGAGTATATCCTCCCCAGCCCTGGTCGAGAAGCCGAGTACGGCGCCCCTGACCAGCACCTCGCGGTACTCCGAGTACTGCCTCGGGAACACGACTACCGACCGTATCTCATCATGGAAGTCCACCGACGCGAAGCACATCGGGTCACCCTTCTTGGAAGTGATGGCCTTCACGTCCAGGACCTCGCCCGCGCCCTCCACGAACCTGAGGAAGCCCTGATCTATCGCCCTACCGGAGACCGAGTACCCGAGGGCCTCCATCTCATCGTCCCGGCTGGGCTCGTACTCGTCCGGAAAGCACCCGGCCTTGAGCAGGTACGTCACGGCCCTAGAGTTCACGTTCTTGGCCCCGCACCTATTCTTGAGGTCCTCCGACCCCATGAACGGCTTGCCGGACCCCCTAGCCGCCAGGATGTGCTCCACGGCCTTCTCGCCCACGTACTTTATGCCGGACAGCCCGAGCATAACGGTCCCGCCGGACACGGTGTACTCCCTGCCTGACAGGTTGGCGTTCGGCCTTGAGACCGGCACCCCGCGCCTCCTGCACTCGGACAGGAGGGCCCTCCTCCTGACGGAGGAGTCGTTCCCCGCCGCCGCCCCGTTCAGGAGCTCGCAGAACCACTCCACCGGGTAGTTAGCCGACAGGTACATAGTCCAATACGAGACCAGCGTGTACGCCACGGCGTGGGACAGGTTCCACGTGTACCGGGCGCTCTTCTCGAGCGTGGCCCAGACCCCCTCAGCCTCCTCTATCGGGACCCCACTGGTCGTCCCGCACCCCTCGACGAACTTCACGTGAATCGACTCGAACAGGTCCTTCTGCTTCTTCCCGATGGCCTTCCGCAGGATGTCGGCCTCGGCCATGGTGAACCCGGCAAGCTCTCGGGCTATGAGCATCATCTGCTCCTGGAACAGCGGCAGGCCCTGATGCCCCAGGCTGTCGGCCAGCTTCGGGTGTATCGGTAGCCTCTCCCTCCTCCCGAACTTGCGGTCCATATACTCCTCGGTCATCCCGGACTCGAGACACCCCGGCCGCCCAAGCGTGTTTAGGTCAACCAACTCCTCGAACGAATCCGGGTGCAGGTCGCGGATGAGCTTCGCGAACGAGTGGGTCTCGAACTGGAACACCCCCAGGGTGCTCCCCGAGTTGAACGCCTCGAACGTGCGGGCGTCCCCGAGCGGGAAGTCGTCCACCCTAACCCCGACGGCCCTGCAGGCCCGGTCGATGATCGACAGCGCGTTCACGCCGAGCACGTCTATCTTGGTCAGCATCAGGTCCTCGAGGGAGTACATGTCATAGGCCGTAACCGGTATCCCGGCGTTGGCGCCCGACTTCGATATCCGGACCGGCACCTCGTCGGCTACGTCAATGACCACCCCCGACGCATGGGCCGACGGGTTCCTGGGCAGGCCCTCCAGCGACATGCAGACGGCCACGAAGTCCTCGTTCCCCTCTACCGCGACCCTCTTGGCGAAGGCCTCGCGCCCCATCAGCTCGGAGATCGGCGGGACCGGGGCCTCCACCGGCACGAAGTCGGCGAGGGAAGTTTGGACCCCCATGGCGCGAGAGCAGGACAGGATGGTCTCCCTGGGACCGAGCGTCGTGTACGTTCCGATCTGGTAGACGCGGCCCCACCTGTTGCGCATGAACTCCAGCACCGGCTGTCGGTCCTCAGGCTTGAAGTCCAGGTCGATGTCCGGCGGGCTTATGCGGTCTGGATTTAGGAACCTCTCGAAATATAGGCCCCACCGGATGGGGTCGATCTTCGTTATCCCCATGAGCATCGCGACCAGGGACCCGGCGGCCGACCCCCGCCCCCACCCCCTCAGGCTCTTGAGGTCCTCATCGACGAACCTGCAAATCTCAGCGACGATCTTGAAGTAAGGGAGGAACCCATTATCCCGGATTACCTTGAACTCATATGTCAGCCTCTCGAGGTATGACAGTATCGTGCCATCCGGGTCATACTGAACGGCTTCAAAGCCAAAACTGCTGACTAGATAGTCGTTAAGCCTAAACTCCAACTCGGCCAGCTCATGACCTGGATCAAGGTCTACCTCCGGCAGTTGCCAGGTGTCGTACCCCAGGTCGTAGACCTCCACCGTGGCGGCCACGTCGGCCGTGGCGTCCAGCACCATCGGGGGGAGCTTGATCTCAGACTCATCACGGACGTGATATCCGCTCCCTGGAAACTTAAACTCGCCCGCCATCTTGTTCATGGAGACCGCGAGGCCGACCTCGTGCGCCCCCCCATCCTGGGCGTTCAGGTAATGGGCGTCAACCGTCCCGACGCACGGGAGCCCGGAGTATATGAACGCGTCCCGGACTAGCTCCTCATCCGATATCCCATGATTCTGCACCTCAAGGTATGCCGCATCGACCCACCCCTGCGCAGCCTTGAACCACTGCCAGTCCGGGACGCCCCTGATCGCGGTAGAGGCGAGGTACCCCTGAACGCACGCAGTCAACAGGACCAGCCCGGACCCGTGAGACCTAATCATCTCATCGGTTATCCTGGGCTTCTTGTAGATGTTGCCCTGGGCTAGGTTGTTGAGCCTGACCAAGTTCCGATACCCCTCTCGGTTGCGCGCTATCAGGATCAGGTGGTAGTTGACCTGATCCCCACGGTCGTGATAGAACTCGCACCCGAGGAGCGGCTTTATCCCGGCCTTGTTTGCAGCCTTATGGAACTCGACCAGGCCCCCGAGGGAGCCGTGGTCGGTCAGGGCCACCGCGTCCCGCCCGAGGGTCTTGCACTTTTCCATCAGCGGAACCGGCTTGATCAACCCGTCAAGGAGCGAGTGCGCCCCGTGTAGGTGTAGGTCGACATATCTACTCATCTGCGTACCGTGTCTGCGTCACCACCGCCCGTTAACTCCCCATGCCCGCCCGTGGAGCCGAACCCGGACGTCCCGCGCTCCGACCTGGTGAGCTCGCCCTCAGAGAACGTGAGGGGTATCAGCCTGTGAGGTACTACCTGTACCACCCTCTCACCAGCCTTAATCATAATTACACAACCGGTCGGGTTATGTACCGAGGCCCTCATCTCGCCCCGATAATCGCGGTCGATCACGGCGTCCACCACCTCAAGTCCCTTGACCCGGAGCGTCGAACTCCTGGCCTTTATCTCTAGCCAGATGCGCTCCCGCATGTCAAGGTAAACCCCCGAGCTTACGTCCCTGGTAGACCCTCCAGGTATGCCGACATCCTCCAGGCTATGGAGGTCGTATCCGGCGTCGCCGTCATACTTATGGAAGGGCATCTTGGCCCCTGGGGCCAGGACCACGGTTATCTCATGCCTGTAACCTATGGCCCACTCTATCATCTTCCCGATGGCACGGCGGATCACGGCTCTAGCCCAAGCTCATGAACCAGGTCGCCGTAGCCGCGAGAGGAGTCAAAGATCACCAGCTCGCCCGTGAGCAGTATGTCTTCAAGCTCCCTCTTAAACTCCATAGATCGCCTCAGCCTGCCTGCCACCACATCCGGGGCGTCCTCTGGCCTCCCCTCCCTGCTGGCCCGATCGCTTATCCTGTCGAACACGATCAACGGATTCTCCGTCACAAACACGACCGTGAAGGCCGTGCCCTGGGTCCTAAGGGCCGAGACCTGGTCAATGGACCTCGGGAACCCGTCCAGCACCTCGCAGTCAGCAGCGGCCTTGAGAGCCCCGGCCGTTATCTCCCTATCGTGCTCCAGGGATATGTCCAACTCCTTGATGGACGGCTCCAGACCCATCCCCAGGGCCCTCGCGAGCGCCCCCGTAGATAAGCACCCGACGTTAAGTGTTACAGCCAGTTTGCGAGCCAGCGTGCTCTTCCCGCTTAGTGGGTATCCTGTAAAGCAGTATGTCATGACGTCAGCTCCTCTATTCTCTGCGAATTGCGATCAAACAGGCAGGGAACCTGCACCTCGTCCCACCCGAACCTGTTCTTGCTTAAGTTTATCAGGTAGTTGCTCCCGTCCTTGGTGTCCCTGGGGTCTACCTTCCTCACCGTCATGGCCGCATCGGCGTCCGCCAGCATAGCATAGGCCCCGGCCTGGTCGGCCGCGTCCGGGACGTCCGAGTTCAGCGCGCTCTTCTTAAGCTGGGTGAGGGCGATTACCGTCGGCCCGGCCGAGCATACCTGGGTCTTTAAGGTCTTAGTTATGAGGGCCAACTGCTCCCACCGCTCCTCTCTTGAACCCCCTATAGTTATCAGCTGTAGGTAGTCGATGACTATGAACCTGACCTTCCGGCGCATCACATGAGCCTTACATATAGCCACTATGCGATGTAAGTCGGTTACCCCCGTAACTATCTCCAGGTTGCCGTGCATAAGGGAGTCGGCGGCCTTAGCCACCTCATCATACTCGAACTGCTCCATAGAGCCGGTAATCATCTTCATCGACGGTATGCCGGACCTGATGGCAATCATCTTCTCCATGATCTCCTCGTCGGTCATCTCAAGGCTCACGAACAGCGACGGCCACTCGTCTACGAAGCTATTGACGAAGTTGCATGCAGTGGTAGTCTTCCCGTGCCCCGAGTTCCCAGAGATCAGGATCAGCTTCTTCGGGCGCCACCCGAGGAGGGACTTATGTAATGACGGGAAGCCGCAGATTTCAACCCCAGGAGCCCTCGGGTTGGCTACTCTATCATTTACCGACGCCATCACCCTATGGACCTGGTCGACGCCGCTAATCGGTATAACCTTATCGGTTACTAAATATAAGCGCTCTATGATCTCGCCGACGTTCGCCGGGTCGGAGTTCCGCAGTACCTCAGACACCTTAGAGGCGCGCCCGTATAGGGCCACCCTATCCACGTACCTCTTGGCGTTCGTCAGGTCAGCCCTATCCGAAAAGTCAATACCCATCTCTACCTGCAGGAGCTGTGGGGTAGCCTCAACGTCACGTATCAATTCAAACGCCTTCCGATGCCGCTCTCCGGTGAAGTATGACGGCTCCAGCTCCTGTAAAGCCTCAAGCCTCGCCGTACCAGAATACAGGCAGTTGGCGATCACCACCTTCTCGGCCTCCACGTCCCTCTGCACCGGGTCCGCCAGGAACGACAGCGACTCGTCATCCCCGAACGCCCCGATGAACCAGGCCCTGGCGGCGGCCCTGTCCTGCGCTGGCATCCTCGAATAAACCGGGGAAGCCTCCTGGAGCATGCGGCACTTCTCAGCCAATCCAGACGGACTGCCCCACTTATACGTTACGTACCACTCGAACGGGTTGAGCCTCGGCAGTGACTTGAACGTACCGGCCAGTATTGCGTCGTCCGGGTCGCCAGACTGTAACACGACCAACTCAAGAGACACGTCCTTGGGGGCAGACCTCGCCGATTTCTCCAGCCACACCCTGCCACCCTCATCCCCGTCCGGTACTATGACGGCCCGCTTAACCCCGGCCCTCCTAAGGTCCTCCCAATGTGAGGGAGACATGTCAGTGCCACACGCAGCGACCGCCTGGTAACCGGCCTGCCTGGCTACCATCGCATCGTGGTAACCCTCGAATATCCATGCCTCCTCACCCCGCAGGAGGTGCATTCCCCACAGGCCGAGGCGGAAGAACTTGGAGGTCTCGGGGGACGTCCTATACTCCTTGACGTCCACCCTGCGGGCCGCGACCTTATACACGCCGTCCCTGTCGTAGAACGGGTACACGATGCACCCGGACACGTCAAACAGCCCGAGCTCTATAGCCCGATCCTCAGACAGGTTGGCGCTCTCGAGCAGGGTTCCATAATCCTCACAGTACCCTACCCTAAACCGCCTGCGCGTCTCCTCGCTGATCCCACGGTCAAGCAAGAACTGATGACCCGAAAGGCCCTCGACCGCGTTGGTGAGGAGCTCCCTGTCGCCGTCCGGGACGTCCCACCCGTTGAGGGCGGCCCACTCCCGCCGAGCCTCGAACTCGGGGACGTCCCGCACCTCAGACAGGTATTCGACCGCGCCGCCGCCCCTCTTGCACCCGAAGCAGTGCCAGACCTGCCCCCCGTCCCTCTCGGACACGGACAGGGACGGTGAGGTGTCGCCGTGGAACGGGCAGCACGCCCACCACCTGGACCCGCGCCTGGTGAGGGTCATCCCCTCAGACTCCATCAGCTCAACTAGGGTCACGCCTGGCTCCTATGCATGAAAATACACTCAACCGTACCATCATTTCCCCGCCCCGCATGATGCCTTACCACCGTATCACCGAAAGAATGAACCGGGATGAAGTCGTCTGGGGCGGTAAATTCAGTCACGAAGACCGTCGCCTCCCCAGCCCGCTCGCGGGCATAGTCCCAGAACCTCTTGCTGTCGAATTTAACGCCATGGGCCTTGGTACGCCCGGCATATGGAGGGTCTAAATAGTAGACGCCCGGCCCCCTTACGTCCTCATACCTGCACGCCTTGAGGAGGAGGGACGCCTTGAGGAGGAGGGACCGCTTTGCGTTGATGGCGTAGTCCGTACCATGCCCGTTCCTGGCATACCCGCCGAACCACTTCCCGCCAAAGCTCATCCCATATCCGACGTAGGCGGTCATCGGGTCGGTCGGGTCCCGTACGTCCTTATGCCAGCGGTACTCCTCCTCGGTGACGACGTCGGGCGGGACCCACCCCCCGAAGAGCACGGCCTGCCACGTCCGGATCAGCGCCGGGTTTATATCGGAAAGCTCCATTCTCAGGCCCGGAGACCTCTCGGCTACGTGCGAGGCAGACCCCATCGCGCCACAGAACGGCTCGACGTAACGGCCTCCCGGCTTGAGGTACGGAGCGATGACCTCCGCGATCTTCGGGCCCTGCCGCCACTTCCCGCCCATATAGTTCATGCATTCCCCCTAGGCTTTGCGCCCCTGCTGCCTATCTCGAACCCGCCTATCGCAGTCGAGTTGCTGACGGCCTCGCGCGTCGGCTCCATCCCCTGGAAGACCTTGAAGACGTAGGGGACGGTCAGCACCTTACTGGCGCCCACCGCCCTCCTCATGCGCTTCATGTCCCTCGCCATCTCGTCAATAGACGGCAGGTCAAACGCAGAGAAGTCCTCGGGCATCGCCTGGGCAACCCAGTCATATGCCTCCCAGAACTGCTGGTCGAACGAGCACGGGATGGAGACCTTGGACCTTACGTAACCGTTAATGAAGAACGGGGCGAACCATGACGCCTCGTGCTTACCCTCCGGGTCCTTGCCCCAGACGAGGGACACGACCTGCGCGACCGTACACCTGGCCAGGAACGGCTCGACGTCCCGCGCGGCGGTAACCGGGAAGTCACAGGAGGAGAGCACCTCCCTACACTGCCTGGTCATCTCAGACCCCGAATTTCCTTAGGACCGAAAGCATAGTCAGACCCGTCCTTCCTAAGCTGAACCCCAACGGGCCCATATATTCCATATCCTGTGATGCGATATCGAGCCCCCCAAACTTCTTGTATGGAGCCTACCGGGTATCTTATTTGGTATTTGTGAGCTGTAATGGCCGACTCAACCAAATCTATCCTTATCGAGACCCTAACGCGCTCAGAGAGTAGGTCGCTAAGCTCAAGTTTCAAGGTTGCCAGATCCATACTGCCAATGTCTTTACACATATATACCCCCAAACCCGTCAGTGTCCCCCGGCGGGCCGGGAGGTAAGGGTCAATCCCCCTCAGAGCTCATGACGGTCACCTTCCTCGACAGGCTGTCGTAGTTAAATTTGACTACCTTTAAGACGTGCTCCAGGCAGTCGCGCCGGTCCTGGGCCGCGATCTTCTGGAGCGTGTTGCGCGCCTCGGTGTACGCCCTGACCCTGGCGATCAGGTAGACGTATATCTCGGACATGTACTGGTACAGCCCGGCGTACTCGCCCAGGAGCCTGACGTAGAGCGGCTGGTCCAGGAGCAGGCTCTTGTCGTGCCTCTCGATCAGGCCGAAGAGCCTCACGCGGACCTCGTCCAGCGACAGCGACATGACGTTGTCGCAAGTCACCGGCTCAATGCTTGAGCTCATGCGGCATCTCCTTCGTCCCTATCAGCTCCCACTCCTCGGGACCGCCCAATATGGACACCGCAAAGCTATAGAATGCGGAAGGCTCCCCGCCCGCGTCAACATCAACCAGCCGCCGCCGCGTCTCCCGCTCGATGTCAATGAGGGACCGGTTGCCCGACTCCCTCTCTTCCTTAAGATACATGGCAAGCTCGAGCGCGTCGGCATAGTCTACCACCCAGATCACGTCCAGCGGGTACGAGGCGTCAACCTTAAGCTCGTTTGCCGCCCTATGCTCGATCTCGGCGAGCGCCACCCTGTCCATCGACCTGCGTACCAAATACGGTATGTCTCCGGTCACGGCCTCGGTCACGTCGTGCATGAGGGCCGCCTCAATTACCGACGCCACCTTAGGCGGCGGCATCATGGCTCGCACGGCCAGCTCCATGGCAAGCACCGCCACGAAGTACGAGTGTTCGGCTACGCTCTGATACCTATTGCAGTGCTCGAAGTTGAACCTGCGGACGTTCCGCAGGGCCCTAATCTTCCTCTGGTCCAATGGAACCCTCCTCCAGCGCGATCTCGGCTATACTAGCCTTCTGCTTCGGGACCGGCTTCTCTGGGGCCGCGTCCGGGGACGCCAGCTTCCGGTCCAGGTCCGCCCTCATCTCGGCCGTCCGCTCCCGCACCATGGCGAGCGCGTTCACCCTCCCGTTGACCCTCTGGTCCCTATACGTGAAGTAACTGGACGTCTTGGTCAGTATCCCCTGGGTCACGAGCTCGTCGAACAACTCGTACTCCTCGGCAATCCCGCGACCCCAGATTATCGGTATCTGGCACTGCCTCATTGGGGGCGCGACCTTGTTCTTTACCACCTTGACCTTGCTATACTTCCCAATGGGCTCACCCGCGTCATCGAGGATTGGGTCTCCCACCTGCCGTATGTCAAGCCTTATCGAGGCATAAAACTTGAGGGCCGCACCGCCGGGCGTAGTCTCCGGGTTGCCGAACACGACGCCTATCTTCATACGAATCTGGTTGATGAATATAACCGTCGCGTCCGTCCGGCTTACGGGGCCGACCGACTTCCTCATGCCCTGGCCCATCATGCGGGCCTGCAGGCCCATGAAGGCCTCGCCCATCTCGCCCTCTATCTCAGCCTTCGGGGTCATTGCGGCCACGGAGTCCAGGACTACGAGCTTAATCCCGTTATCTATGGCCCGGCCGAGGACCGTGAACGCGTCCTCCCCCGTCTCGGGGGTGATGTGCATCCAGTCCACGTTCGGCTTGCCCTTAAGCCCCATCCTGGCGAAGTATTCCAGGTCCAGCGTCGTCTCCATGTCAACGTATGCGAACGGCAGGCCCATCTTCTCCGCCTCGATGCATGCGTGCATGGCGAGGGTGGTCTTTCCCGAGTGCTCAGGGCCATATATCTCTATGATCCTGCCGCCGGGATACCCCCCGACGTACGTCGCCCTGTTGATCGCGGAAGACCCCGTCGGTATGATGTAAGGAATCGGCCTTGGGTCGTCCAGGCCGATCTCCCGCTTCATCTTGGCGTAAAGCTCCGGCACCGACAGGGCCGGAGCACCCTTGCGCTCCGCCTTGTCGCTCATGCCAGTCCCAGGAACTCTCGGGCGGCCTTCTGTACCAGTCCCGCGCTGTTTTCGGCCAGGAACTTGACGTACTCGCCGTTACCGGCGGACACCAGCTGGCTGAACGTCAGCCCCTTATGCTGTCCGAAGGGGAGCTTAAACTCCTCTGTCGGGGCCACAACGGGAACGGGAACAGAAGCCGTAACGGGACCGGGAACCGTGACGGCCGCAGGGACCGCGACGACCACAGGACTGTCGCCCCTCTGTACCGCTGAGGCCTGCTCTACCCGCCTCCCCCCGTCAAGCCTGCGCTTGAGCTCCTCCTCCGAGCAGGAGGTGTCCAATTCCCTCGGGGAGAGGGCAACTGTCGGGTACCCGCCGTCAGGTATGACCTGGCTCTTACCGGAGAACACCGACTTGTACTTGGTATCCATCCCCCTGCCGACCTTGTATATGTCAAAGTCGCAGTCAGACCCGTGCTTGTTGACGTAGTCTGCCACCCCGTCGAAGAAGTCCTCTGCCGCCCGCACGAACAGGACGCGGTTCAGCTCGTAGAAGTACGCTGGCGCCAGGAACCTCCTGCGTATGGGATATGGGAGTAGCTTGTTCTCGCTTATCCCGGTGTCCTTGGCCGCGTCGTTCTCCTTACACAGGCTGCACCTGTTACGGCCAGTACACGCTACGGTAGAGAAGAACCTCTTGCCAGGTACCTCCTTAATGGTGTGCTCCCATATGGACTTCGGCATGACCCACCTGTCCTGGGACACCTTCGTAAGGAGTATGTCCTCTGCCTCCTCCCGCGTCACCTTACGCTCGGCCATGACGTCCTCGACGCTCACGTCCTCGGTAAGGAACCGGCATCTTGTAGGGTCGTTCGAGAACATGTAAACCAGTGCATTCCCCTCCTCTACCCACCCCTTATTCTGGCTACTACCCCCGCCCTGTGCCCCTGCATACTTTCCCCAGCCCATGATCTACCTCCCGGTCCTTATATAGTGCTCGGCCTGCTCTCCTGTGCCGATCCATAAGACCGGCGCTGAGCTGTCTAGCCTTTCAACCCTTCCCTTAAAGTCCACAATCTTCTGGAGCGCGTCAGGCAGGACGTCCCGCATGGCGGTCTTCCCATAGATGCCAGGCGACAGGTAGTCCGCAAACGTCATGAACAGCCCCGTAGGCTTGTTTACCCTTAGGGCGTGAGTGAAGTCCGAGTCGTCAAACTCGAATATGCGGCGCACCCGGTTGGTAACCGTGGTCCGCTCGGGCTCTACGACCCGGCCCGCCCTCTCGTTCACCTCATCCCAGGTCAGCTCCTTTGAGCCTGTAGGCCCCGAGTTGCCGCCGACGCGTATGGGCAGCGTACGGAACACCCCGAATATCTGGTCTACGTCCCTGGGCGATATCCCGGCCTCGGCCGCTATCCCCGAGGCGGTAGCCTCCCTCGTCGTAACGTATGGGTAGTAGGGACTGGTATGTATCGAGAGCATGGTGCCCTGGCACCCCTCAACCAATACCCTCTGCTTCTGCATCCGCGCGATCGTGTCACACACCCTTATGCCCGCCAGGCCGGTCCAGCTGTCATCACATACCCGGCCGTTACCGTCCTTAAAGTCGGTACGCCAGAGCTTACGGATGAGGGAGGAACCGGCGCCATGTGCAGTGGAGCCCATGCCCCTCTCAATCGCGCGGTCAACCTCCTCCTTCTCGTCCTCTGGGGTGACGTAAAAGGCACGGTAGTCTAAGAACAGCCGGTCCCTTGGGTCCTTACCAGTAGCCTTACGGACCATCTCGATCTCGCGCATCAGGAGCGCCTTGTCTATGAAGCAGCCCGGCCCGAGCAGGAGCTCGACGTCAGGGTCTACCCATGCGCATGGTATGGTCCGCATCTTGTACGCGTTACCCCCATAATACACGGTATGTCCAGCCTGTATGGACTGGACCCTTATGGAAGAGTTATACCTTACCGACCGCTCCTTAGCCAGGAACGCGCATACGGCCCCCTTGCCCGTCGACCCGAACTGCAGGTCAACAACGATGTCTGCCCTCATCTATACCCCCTACGTCATACGCTTTTGATGTCACCCGAGCGGTTTCAAGGCCGCCCTCAGGCTTAAGGGTAAGTGTCCTGAGGGCCCGCCCCAGTTAAGTTCCCCAGTACCAGCGCCGGAACGCGTCCCGGACCTCAACCTTTATCTGTGCCGCCCTGGGCTTAGAGATCCCCATCTCAAAGGCCAGCTGTGACAGGTGGTTCTTGTACATCATGTCCGCACGGTCTACGAGCCACCGCCTGGCAAGGTATAACCTCTTCCCTTCCAGCCCCCCAAGGAAGGTCTCGATGTCAATCGACAGTTCCAGGTAAGACGACTGGCGGCCGTCCTCGAAGTCCATCTCCTCGCCAGTCGCGGCCGCAGTCGAGGACGTACGGACGGAGCCGTCCGTCGGATGCATGCACCTGGGACACTCCATGGTCCTGTTACCGTATACCCTGCCGCACCTCGGGCAGGACCGGACCCTGCCCCTGGAGTTCTCGGCCCGCCTCATGTTACGTATGGCGCCGTAACCGTTAGACACCAGGAAGCCCACAGACTCCCTGTTCAGGTCTATCCTGTGGTACGCCTCGAGGACCCCGAGCCAGAACTGCTGGTAGGCGTCCTCATCCCTCTTTAGCCTGGCGAGCCGGTCCTGTCCGAGGGCCGCCTCGATGGTCGATATGAGCTCACGCACGATGGGCCCCTAAGTACTTCATGTACCGCTTGACTGCCGCGTTCCTGACCGCAAGCCTATATTCAACCATTGATATCCTTGTACAGGTGAACATGCAAACGAAGTCGTCTACCTTGTCCTCCGTTATCTCCACCCCGTCACCTAAAGATAACTCAAAACGCTTCTTGGTCGCCTCAACCGTAATTCCAATCAACTGCCTGTAAATCCCGTTTATCATGTTATCTCCCCTGGCGCCCTGCGCCCCTGACCTTTACATTATACCACGGTTTGGGTCACTCTGTCAAGTATTTGGAAGGTCATCCCGCACGCCCCGGAAGACGTCGTCGAAGGTGGACTCGTTAAGGGTACCACGGTACTCCCCGAGGCGGAACACCTCATTGGACCCGGTGTCGCGCCACCAGCCGCTGCCGAGGGACCACCACTGCCTATCGCACCCGTGCCCGCCGCAGGAGTGCATCCCGAGCGGGCGGGCCGCAGAGACCATGGCGCGACACGCCTTGCACCTCAGCCGCGCGTCCGTCTTCCTTTTAAGGTCGCGGGCCGCGCGGTCCGCCCCCCTGCAGTCCGGACATTCCACGATGTACGGGTGGACCGCCGACCTCTCGAAGCTCGAGCCGCACCTTGAGCATACCGCCGTAACCTTCGGCGCATGGGAGCCCTTAATCAGCGCGTCCATCCGGCACCTCCCTGACCCTCACC